CTCCTGATTCACCACACACCTGAGGCTGTATGACCGAGTTCGTCATCTCGCAGGAACTGCTGGAGAAGATTCTCGCCTATCTGGCAAGCCGCCCGTACCACGAAGTGGCGGGTGGCATTGAGGCGCTTAAGGCGCTGAAGCCGTTGGAGACGGGACCCAAGGCGGTCGAGTGAGTGCGCTGATCTGGGCGGCGGTGGCGGTCTTCGCGCTCGTCCGGATCGAGGCGGTGGTTCGCCATTGGCTCCGGCTGGTCTATGTGGCACCTGTCGCGACCGAGCAGGACGTGGAGGTGCCGCAGGACATTGCGGCACTGGCGATGCGGGAGTCGGAAGAGTGGGCGCAGGAAGAAGTCATCAAGGCCGCCAAGGAGCGGTTCCTCAAGGTGAAGGACACGACGATGCCTGACGCGCAACGGTGGAACCTCGTGCGTCGGGCGCTTGGCATTGGAGAACTCGTATGACCATCCCCTTCCTCGACCCTGAATACGACGAGACGCTTGAGCAACTCGTGCCGGAGGACGTAGAGTACGAGGAAGAGGCGGAAGCTGAGAACGAGATTCCCGGGGCCGCCGAGCCGTACGTCGCCGCCAGCTCTGGCGTGACAACGGTCGTGATGGATGCGAATGGGCAACGCGCCAACGAGGAGATCGCGCCCAACGACATCGAGACCGCCGCTCGCATCACGCTTCCTGAAGACGCCCAGCTTCGCGCCTTGTCTCGTGCGTTGTATGGCGATGATTTTCCGCTCGCCGAGGACAACGACGGCGAGGACCCCGCGCAGTGGGTGTCGTGGGTGCGGAACCGCTGGACCGAGCGGCGGATGGCGATTGAGACCCATATGCACTTGGTCGAGCGCAATCGCTTGTTCCGCGCAGGCCAGCAGTGGGTGAGTGCGACTGGAATGGGACCGTGGCGTGAACCCGTCCGCCCGACCGAGTCAAGCCGTGTCGTCTACAACCTGATGGACAAGGCGCTGGACTCGCGCTTGCAGGTCATCACCGAGCAACGCCCCGGCTTCTCGGTGAACCCGATGACGCTGGACCCTGACGATCAGCGCAAAGCCGAAGCGCGGCAAGCCGCTCTCGATTACGCTTACGAATCGCAACAGATGGCAGGCGTGATTCACGAGGCCTGCTACTGGGCGCAGACCGATGGCGTCTCGGGCCTTCACGTCTACTGGGATGCCGAGGCAGGACCGTGGGACGAGGCGATGGGCGAGAACGGCGAGAAGAAGCCGCTTGGCGATCTTCGCACCGACGTGGTGCGTGTCGAGCAGTTTCGCGTCTCCGCGAACGCCAGCTCAACGAAGAAGCCGTACTACGTCATCCTGCGTGAGGTCATCCCCGCCGTCGAGGCCGCGCAACGCTACGGCGCGACAGGCGCGGTGGCGTCGGGGCAGGCGAGCAATATCGCGCTGGGCGATGGGGCCGACTCGCTGGGCGACAACGGCGCACTCTCGCAGTGGACGATGCAACTCTCGAACCCCGGCGAGGCCGACCGCCTCAAGAACGCCGACGTGGTCGAGCGGTTTACGGTCTACGTCGAGAAGCACCCCGAGCTACTGCCCGAAGGGTTGCAATGCATCATTGTGGGCGATGCCGTTGTGGTGGGGCCGATGCCGCTTCTCTTTGGGGCGATTCCCTTTGTGCGCGTGACTGATGGCTCAAGTGATCCGAGCTACTTCCCGCGCCCGATTATGGAGCAGTGGATTCCGCATCAGCAGAGAATCAATGCGCTGATGTCTAAGTGGGTGGACTCCATTCGCGTCAACTCGGGCGGTCGCTTGCTCGCCCGTCCGGGCGTCATCCAGAAGGAGACCTTCATCGGCGGCCTGACTTCGGTGGTCGAGGTGACGGGCGCGGGGAGCCTCAACGATTCCGTGACGCCGATGCCGAGCTTCTCGGTGGCGAACGACGTGAAGGAGGCGCTCTCGCTAGAGAAGAAGGCGTTTGAGGATGCATCGGGCTACAACGATACCAGCCGTGGGCAGTTCTCCAGCTCGTCGTCGGGCCGTGCGATCCTCGCCGCCCGTGAGCAGTTGGAGCGCGTCTATGCGCCGTCCGTGCTGGCGATTGCAATGGCAATGACCGAGTGGGCCAAGGTGCAGTTGGCAGGAATGGCGTGGGGCTACGATGTGCCTCGCGATCTCGGAGCCGTGGGCAAGTCGCGTCCCGATCTTGCTCGCGCCCTCAACGCGCAGGACTTTGATGGCTCGGCGGATGTGAAGGTCGAACCGGAGACGCTGATGCCAATGCCCAAGGCAATGCGCCTCTTCCTGCTCGACGAGATGTTCAGCAAGCAACTTATCGATGCGCGGCAGTATCAGCGGCTGATGCCCTTTGCCATTATGAAGCAAATCCAGTCGCCGGATGCGGATCAAGAAGCGCGAGCCAATCGCATCGCGGATGCGTTGCTCACGCGGCAGAACCCGCCGCCGATGCGCTGGCAGGACAACGAGGCAATTCATCAGGACATCTTGGAACGCAAGATCCTGTTGCAGGACGACATTGACGAGGACGTGATTCAAGCGGCAGACGCTCGCTGGCGAGAGCTGGCAAACCAAGCCGCACAGAAGCAAGGCGCTCCCGCTCCGGCTGGTCCGGAGCAAGCGCCCGCAGGACCCCAAGCGATGGGTGGGGCTAGTCCCTTCGCTCCCTCACCGGAGATGATGCCTACATCGACGACGCTCCCCGGCATTGCGGCTGAACCCGCGATTGCCCAAGGGGCGGCGAATATGTTCGAGGCGTTTGCTCCGCAGTAACGGACCATTTACCCAAGGAGTACCGTATGACCGCACCCACGTTTCCCGGCGACGCCCCAGCCACCCCCGAGGTGGGGCCGGAGAACACCGCTGTCTACCTCGACCAACTTGCGGAGGACGCCGCTAAGGCCGCGCTCCCCGTCGATGAGGACTACGAGGCACAGGCGCGGGATGAGAAGGGCCGCTTCACCAAGGTCGAAGATGTTGCCAAGGCCGATGCAGGCGAGGGCGACAGCGAAGAGACGGCGGAAGAAGTGACGGCAGAGGCGACCGAAGGCGAGGCTCAGGCGGAGGCGATTGATTCGCCGATCCCGCTGACCGACCGCGACCCGATTGTTCCCATTAGCGTCAAGGTGGGAGACAAAGAGGTTCCGGGATTGCCGGATCTGATGGTAACCTACACCACGCCCGGGGGCAAAACCCGCACCGATCCGATTGATAAGCTGGCGCGGTTGGCGGCGGATGGCATCTACAGCGAGCAACGCGAACAGCGGTTTCGTTCGATCGAGCAACAGAACTTGGAAACCCAGCAAATGCTGGAACAGTACAAGCAGACGCTCGAACAACGCGAATCCTATCTGGAGCAACTGCTGGCTGACGAGACGACCTATGTGGCGGAGAAGGATGCGTGGGACCGCCAGAATACGCCCGAGATGCGGTTGGAGCGCGAGCGTCAGAAGCTGGAGTACGAGCGCCAGCAGATGGCGTTACAACAAGTCGCGCAACAGGGCGAGCAGTATTTTACGGGGACACTGACCCCAGCTTTGGACCTCATCGCGGAAGCCGTCCCGATGGTGGAACCTGAGGAGATCGTGGCGAAGGTGGCGCTCTACGTCCGGACCCTTGAGGGCAGGAAGGGCTACGTCACGCCCGACCAGTATATGCAGTTAAATCAGTTCGTCCTTGATGAGGTCGCGCCGTGGGCGCAGACTTTGAACGAAGCGAGGGCGGAGAAGTACGGCACTCGAACCGCCGCGTCTGAGACGCTTGCCACAACGGTGCAGGATAAGAAGGCGATGGCGGTGCAAAGTCAGAAGGCTAAGGCGGTAGTCGCCAAGGCCGTCAAACCTGTCGGGAAGGGAGCCGGAGTGGCTCCAAAGTCCCGACCTGCTCCGACGAACGTGGATGATGCGATGGAAGACGCGGTGCAATCCGCCATCAATTCCGTTCTCGGGGGCTAACCCTTTTTCTGTGAGATAGTACAGCAATGCCAAATCCTACTACGATTACCGATGCGGAACTTCAGGGCCTCCTGAAGAATGTGTATTCCAACTTCCGCGAGAAGGTGCAGAACACTGTGACCCCGCTCGTCGCCCAGTTGTCGAAGGCGCGTGAGGGCGGGCCGAAGAACCTCCGTTGGGGCGGCAACGGCGTGTATTGGGACGTGGTTGTTGGGCGTCCGGCGGGTGGTAACTTCTCGAACGCTGGCTACTTCGGGCAGGACAGCACCGCTCGTGAAGTGCAGGCGTACACGGGCGTCGTCCGTGGCTACGTCCGTCGTCAGGTCGATGGGCTGGCGCTGATCGGCACCAAGTCCAAGGAGGCCGCGTTCCAGACCCTCGCTCGCAAGACGATGGAGGAGCTTCGTGAGGCCTCGGCCCTTATGATGCAGGGGTCGTTCCACGGCGCTGGCAACGGCATCCTTGCGACGGTTGTCGCGGGTGTCACCAATGCCACCCAGACCATCACCGCGCCCTACGGCGTGGCGTCGTCGGGTCCGGCCACGCTCCTCCTCTCGGTCGGTGACTACGTCGCCGTGACCGATTCGACGGGCGCGACGGTTCGTGGCCGTGCGACGGTGAATGCCATCAACAGCTTCCCGTCCTCGACGCAGGCGATTGTCACCCTCTCGGGGACAATCACTTCGACCACCAACGACATCATTGTCAAGGCTTCGACGAGCGACACGTCGTACAACTCGGCCACCAACGGCCTCATCAACATCACCAACCGGAGCGCGTCGTATGCGCTTCTGCACGGCATCACCGCCTCGACCTACGGGATTTGGGATGCCATCCGGATGGTGGCTGGCACTGATACCCCGGATGCCGCTCAGCCGACCGAGTCGGACATTTGGGACCTCATCCAGAAGGTGTCTGGTTCGTCCGGTAAGGACGCGATGCTCCGTCCGCAGGAGTTCCTCCTGATGACGACCCCGGGCATCGGCAAGAAGCTGATGGAGAGCTTCGTCGGCCAGCGTCGCTTCGACGCCAAGGAGACCGCCCGCGTCATCAAGGGTGGCTACAAGGCGGTTGAGATCTGCGGCCTGCCGCTGGTGATGGATTACTACGTCCCCGCCGGGACCATCTATCTGCTCCACATCCCGTCCCTCGCGCTCGTCGATGCGAAGGATTGGGGCTTCGTGGAGTACGAGGGCGCGGGTCCGGTGCGGTGGCTTGACGGGCGCGATGCGTTCGAGATGACCTACGGGTACTACGGGAATCTCGCCTCGCTCCAGCGCAACAGCCACGGGTCCATCACGGGCTACACCGACACCGTCTTCTACAGCCACGCGGCTGTGCAGTCGGCGTAACGTCGCTAACGGGTGGAGGTGGGGTGGTCCCACCTCCCCCCTTAGCGGGACCTTTCTTCGGAATCTTGTATGCCTCTTAACTTCTTTGCTCCAAAGCCCGGACGGTTCGGCGTCGAGGTCGTGACCTTGACGGTGAAGCCGACCTTCGGGACGCTGGCGGCGGGGACCGTGGCCCATATGCTGGGCGGATATAACAAGCGAGCGCAGGTGTCGAGCGTCTCGATTGCGGCCACGACCTTCCCGACGGCGGCTACGTCCATTGTGGCGACCCTCCAGAAGAAGCCCTCCGGCACCGCCGTGGCGCTGACCTCTGGGATTGACATCAACACCCAGACCGCGCAGACCGCTGTGCGTGGGAACGTGGCGGGGACCGTGACGGATGCGGCCCGCACCCTGAACCCCGGCGAGACCCTCCTCCTCTCGGTCGTGACGACCGGGGCGGTGAGCGTCCAGCCGAGCGATGTGGTGGTCACCGTTGAGCTGTTGGTGCTTGAGTAATGCCACTCTCGGTCATCGTGAATGACCGGGGAACCCCCGAGCCGCCGACGGAAGTCGTCCGGCGGCTTCGGGCGGTGGACCCCAAGCTCACGCTCCGGTGGGGGCCGTGGGGTGCGTGGCAGTTAGTGCGCGAGTGGCGGTCGGGTGACCGTCGCTGGGAGCGGGTGCAGACCGAGCGGTATGATCCCGCGATGGCCTTCGATGTGATCGGCCATATCCCGAATCAGTGCGGCGTGGATGAAGTCCCGGCCTATGTGGAGCGCCTGCTCCGCGAGTGGTCGAATGCGGACGAGGCTACGCAGATGTTGAAGCAGATGGATCACTACCACACGGGGACGGCGACGAGTGAGGTAGAGGAGGCGGTGCAGGAGGCGATCGAGGAAACGATTGCTTCGGTGACCGCGCCACTGGTCAAGAAGGGCCGTCGCAAGAAAGTCACTCTCGGGAGCTAACGAATGGCGTGGACTAAGGCGACCTATCTGGCACGAACGCGGGATTGGATGGACGCCACGGCGTCTGACCGCTGGAGTGACACGTTCCTGTACTCGATTCTCGGGATGGTGTTTCGGGACGAGTGGCAGGGGATGCTGGACACCAACCCCTACTATCGGTTTGCCAAGCGGTCGGTGACCACGGATAGCACGGGGGCATTTCTGTTGACCGATTTGGATAACGGGTCTGGGGATGCCAAGCAGTATGCCTACAAAATCATCACGTTGACGGACGGCGCGAATACGGTGTATCGCGAGACGGATTGGCGGCAGGTGCCGCTCGCCCTCTCGGGTACGGAGGACTATTTGAGCTATGACCGTCAGTATTACCTCATTGGAGACACGGTCCAGATTCTCCCGCAGACGGGGAACTTGAGCCTACAGGTGGGCGTCAACTGGACGCCGACCCCGATTGACGACCTCGGATCCGAGCTGTCCGAGGCGGACTTCCCCCCGGGCCACGAAAACCTCATCGCCTTGTCGGCGGCGGGGATGGCGCTGGCAAAGGGCGGGGCCGAGACGCAATCGGCCAGCGACCTCTTGGCCTTGGCGCAAAAGCGGCGTGAGGCGCTCTACGCCGACATCGCTCGCCGGACGGGGAACCCGACCTTTATGCAGTTTCCGGACCAAGCCGCCGTGTGGGGTGGCTAATGGTGAACCTGTCACCGGGACGGCAGAAGGTGACGGACCAACAGCCCCGGATGGACGGGGGGCTGAATGACGTGTCGGACGATACGGCGCTCCAGCCGAACCAGATGCGGCGAGCGACCAACCTGCGTTTGACAGACTTCGGCGCGGCGACCAAGCGGGGTGGGACCCAGCGCACCTCGACCAACGCACTTGCGGCGGCGGCGGTCCTGAACGGCTACACTTGGCATAAGGACAACGGGACCAACCAGATTATGGCGGTGTGCAATGGGGCGCTTCGGACGGCGACCTACGGCACCTTTCCGCTGACCTATGCAACCCAGTCTGGGACGCTTTCCACGACCGTGCCGCCCAGCTTCGTGGAGTTTCGGGATGCCGGGAATGCCGAGGTGGTGTACATCGCCGATGGTGGCCTGCTCAACAAGTGGAACGGCACCACCTTGACGGAGATTGCGAACACGCTGGCCGTCAAGCAGGTGGTCGTCTTTAACCAGCGGCTGTGGGGGGCAGGCAACAGCACCTATCCTAACAGCATCTTCTACTCGTCGCTGAATAACGGCGACGACTTGGGCTATGCTACGCCTCCGGCTGGGGGCGGGCAGATTATCGTCCGGACCTTCGGGGACGAGCAGATTATCGGGCTTGCGCCCATTAACACCTCGCTCCTGATTTTCCACGACCGTGGCATCTCGCGACTCACGGGGTTGGGGCAGGACGACATTAACGTCTCGCCTGCGGCAGTCACGGCAGACGTGGGCATCATCGCTGGGAACACCATCGTCCCGGTCAATAACGTTGCCTACTTTATCTCCGAGCGTGGGCTGTATCGGTGCAATGAGGTCGAGGTCTCACCCGTCGGCACCCCGGTTGCGCCAGACCCGATCCTACCAATCATCCGCCAACTGACCTCGGCACAGTTTGACAAGATTCGGATGGTGCTGAATCGGGCGACCAAGGAACTCTGGATTACCCTCCCGAACTACGGGTGCTACCAGTACCACACTCTGCTCAATGCGTGGTCTGGGCCGTGGGACGGTGGGTATGTGTCCCCTGACACGACGTGCTTCTTTGAGACGCTTGACAGCGCCGGACTCCCGGTAGTGCTGAAGGGCGATGCTTCGGGCTGGGTCACCCTGTGCGATGCGCCCGGGGTGTTCGTGGACAACCAGACCGCCGCTGGGACAGGCGGGACACGCTATGCACTGACCCTTCAGATGCACCGCCTCTACTGCGGGGACGACTCGCTCTCCAAGGCGTTTCGCTGGGGCTACCTCACGGCCCAGCTCAAGGGATCGGACCAGTGTCGCGTTGAGTGGAACTCGGGCGACAGCTTCGGGTCGTACTCGCTCCCACCGTCTTACGACGAAACGTGGGGTGGGTCGGGAACCTACTGGGGGACCGGAACGTGGGGTGGGACAGGCAGTCAGAATTACCGCATCCCGATGAGCGGGACGGGCTACTATGTGGACATCAGCATCATTGACTCTGGCGAGGCATTGCCCGTCTTCAGTCGCTTTCAGTTAGAAACCTTTGCCTTGGGGCGTCGTTAAATGGCAGAAACAGTCGGTCAACATTCCGTCGCCGCGTTCACCTCACCCGTCAACGGCACTACGCCGATTGACGCGAACTCGGTGCGCGGCAACGACAACACGGTGCGCTCGGCGTATGTCGACCACGACGCGGACCCCGGCATCCACGTTCAGTCCTCTACGCTGGCCTCACGTCCGGTGGCCGGGACGGCGGGCCGCAAGTGGGTGACCGTCAGCTCGGGGCGCTACCAGTTCTGGTATGACGACGGCTCCCGCTGGCACGAGGTCGCCTCGGACGCCATCAACGTGGACTGCTTGGCCGACGCCAATCTCGCCAAGGGGGATGTGGTCAAGGTCACCGGGTTCAACAACGGCCAGAACCTGCCGACGGTGAACAAGGTCACGTCCTCGACCGACGTGGCGTTCGGCGTGGTCGAGAACACGGTGACCTCGGGCAATATCGTCCAGATCGTCAACACGGGCTTGATTGAGGACCTGAACACGGGTGCGTTTGCGATCAACGACATCCTCTACCCGAACACCTCGGGTGGGCTGACGCTTACCAAGCCAACGTCGGGCAACTACCAGCCCGTCGCGTTTGTCCTCCGCTCAAACAACACGAACGGCGTCCTCTACGTCGAGTTCTCGGCCCCCCGCATCGTGGAGCGGTCGAATAACGAAGCCTCGACCATCGTCCTCCGGGACGCCTCGGGGAACTTCGCCGCTGGCACCATCACCGCTGGGGCGCTGACCGCGTCCGGGGCGGTGTCGGCCGGATCAGTGACCTCGACTGGCCTCGTCACCTTCGCCAGCTTGAAGGGGACTGGCGCGACTACGGTGACCAATATCCTCGACGAGGATAATATGGCCTCGGACAGCGCCACGGCGCTGGCCACCCAGCAGAGCATCAAGGCGTATGTGGACGCCAAGGTCGCCACGGTGGACACGCTGGCCGAGGTGCTGGCCAACGGCAACACCACGGGCGCGACGGACATCATTGTCACGGCGGGCCAGAAGATTACGACCGACACCATCGCCGAGACGAGTTCTGGCTTTGGCGTCACCATCGACTCCGTCCTGCTCAAGGACGATGTGGTCAACGCGACCGACATCGAGGTCGATACCATCTCGGCGAACAACGGGACGCTGGCGGTGACGCTGGCCAGCACGGGCGTAGCGACCATCGCGCAACAGCCCATCCTCTCGTCCCTGACCGCCTCGCAGGCCGTCTTCACGGACGCCTCCAAGGGCCTCGTCTCCAACGCCATCACGGGGACGGGGAACGTGGTCATGTCGGCCAGCCCCACGCTGACGGGGACGGTGACGGCGGCCACGATCAACGCCACCACGCTGGGCGGGACGCTGTCCACGGCGGCCCAGCCCAACGTCACCTCGCTGGGGACGCTCTCCTCGCTCGCGGTCACGGGGAACCTGACGCTCGGGGCCGACGTGGTCCTGTCGCGTGGGGCCGCTGACCGCTTGGATTTGGCCTCGGGCGACTCGCTCAACGTGGTCAGCGGGACGTACAAGATTGCCAACACCGATGTCCTCTCGGCGACCACGCTCGGGAGCGGCGTCACGGCGTCCAGCCTCACCTCGGTCGGCACCCTGTCCTCGCTGACGGTCAGCGGCGACCTGACGGTGGATACCTCGACGCTCAAGGTCGATAGCGCGAACAACCGCGTTGGCATCGGGACGGCGAGTCCGGCAGTGCGGCTTGATGTGGTAGATACGGCGGCGGTTGCTCGTCTTCGTAGCAGTAGTTCGACTGCCGCTGATGCGCCTCGCTTGCGATTCTTTCACGAAGGCAACGACGAGTTCCATATCGCTGGTGGCGATGGCCTGTTGTTTTATGGTGGCGGTACCAACCTGCGGATGACGCTCACGGGTTCCGGCAACCTCGGCCTCGGGGTGACGCCGAGTGCGCCGTTGCACGTTAAGGCCGCGAGCAACGAAATCATGCGGCTACAGTCGTCGGATGCGACGACGGGTTCGCTGTATTTCTCGTTTTACGATTCAGCAGACGCGGAAAAGGCGTACATTGGATACGGCTCTAGCTCGAACGATGACTTTCTCTTTGTCCAAAGAGAAAACGCAGCAATGGCCTTTTACACCAACGCCACCGAACGCGCCCGCATCACGTCGGGGGGCGATGTTCAGATACGAACGGCTGATGCGTACCTCTATTCCAACGGCACATCTGGCGGCACGACGATTGACGCTGGTTTTAGATTCTTGTCGTCGTCAAAGGTTTTGTCGTTCTGGACTAACGACACCGAGAAAGCCCGCATCACGTCGGATGGTTACTTGTGCGCTGGGCGGACCACGACGGTCAACGGTGCGCGGTTTATGTCGAGCGGCGCATCGGTAGCCTACGGAACCGAGTGGGCAGCTAACACCTATTTGAGTCAGATGTATTTTGACTCATCGTACTATATGGGTGTGCTTGCTGATTCTGGTGGGCGTGAGTTGCGGATGGTTGCCAACAGCGGCGACAGTACGGCAAAAATTACGTTTTACACGGGCGGCGCTGGCACCCCAACCGAACGCGCCCGCATCACGTCGGGGGGCTACTTCAAGGCGTCGAATGATGGGACGTATCAAGGTTCGACAGGTGCCTATCACGAATTCCGCACGACGCAGAATGACCAAGTGTCGCTTTTTGTTACCTCAACTGCCGCAAGTGGAAATCAATACGGT